CGAAGAAGACATGACGCCCGTCTGCCTTGGAGTTATTTATTAAATCGTAAAGGGGTTGTCCGTGCCCCTCAACACGGGAAAATAGTATGAGCGTATTGCCTTTAAGATCAAGGGCAAGGTTACGTATAAACTTGTTTCGTCTATCATGGTTAATAATGTACTGGACTTCTTCTTCAAAGTTTTCAAACTTATGTGGTGAGTGTTTCAATAGAAGCACGTTGATATCCAACTTGGCAACGTGCCCTTTCTTCATCAGTTCTTCTGTTCTGATGATTTTATATGAAGGACCGAATAAACCCTCCAATACCCATTTATGAGTTTGAGTTCCATCAAGAGTGCCTGTAAAACCAAATCTGTATTTTGCATCTGAGAGTTTTGACATTATAGATATTAAGGACTTAGACTTAAACTGGTGCGCTTCGTCTCCAACGACCACATTAAATCTTGAGAAGTATTTGCGAGGAAGTTTGTAGATGGACTGCCAGGTGGTGATAATCACCTGTGAGTCGGTCTCTCTTTCTCTTCCCGCATATATCTTGTGGCAAAATGAACCTACGTCCCAGCCGTAATCTGCAAAGTCTTTATACATCTGTTCTACTAGGGAAGTCGTCGGAACGACTATCAGAGTATTTTGTCCTTTCTCAACGTAGTATCTCACAAGAGAATATATCATCAGAGACTTTCCAGAAGCAGTTGGGGATATCAACAGCTTTCTATTATGTCGTAGGGCGTCGTATACTCCCTCTACTTGGTACTCACGGGGTGAGTACTTGCAAATAGCATTCATGTAATCCTTGACACCTTCCTTTGAGATGAAGTCATTGACCTCAAAAGGAAGACCATAGAATTTGTTGTCAGCAAACTCGTATGTGTATTCGTGGTTTTCACAAAACTTTGTAAGCTTATCTAACAACCCGACATATATCTCACCAGTCTGGGTGTTGAATAACCGTATTTTTCCGTCCCAGTACTTACTACGGTACTGAGGCATAAACTTTGCGCCAGGAACCTCAAATGTGAACTGGTCTGCTAGTTCATAGTAGACGTGAGGTTCTGCCTTTACATGAAGGTATACTTCATTCTTTTTCGATATAATCAAATGAGACATTATCCATAAGGATCACCTATGGATATTTATCTGAGTCTCAAACGACGAATAGTTTGTATCACTGGGGCAACTTTTCTACCAACACTGATAGCAGTCCTTATTGGTCTTTCTACTGCCTGACGAGCTGCGGGTGTTGGACCAGTGCCAAGACCTTTTGTAAATGACCATATTGGATTTGGAACTTTGGTAAGATTTCCTTTCACTTTTACCTTACCTATTTGACTTTTATCATCAGCAGCAAGTCGTGCCAATGATGCTTGGTTTTCATTTGGAACCCTAACGTTTCTTCCTTGGTTCCACCACTTTACTGGTTCTTTGAATGGATTGACCATGCTGCTGTCACCCATCCAACTGCTTTCTTGAATATCTCTTTGAAACTGCTTAAAACTTTTCATTATCGAAGTTTTAAAAATATTTATTTCATTCCTCTATTTTAAACGTATATTCTAGCAGCAACCTTTCCAAGAAGTCTTTTAGTCCTTCTAGTCTTTCCCTCTTTTCTGGGCAAGATACCCAGTTTTGTAAATGGAGACTGATTGACTCATGAATCTGTCTCGCATCTTCAATCCCCATATCCATTGAGATATAGGGAACATTTTCATCAAAGTTTTGTTCGTAAAGATATTCGTCATCCATTAGTTGAATCCTGCTTGAAAACGATGCCACTCTATGGCATTCTTGATTTGAAAAGTTCTGTTGGAAATAACCTTGATGACATCTTCTAGGAACTTCAACATCACATCATAATACCTGATCTTGATATCAAGTTTATTCAGTTTCTCATCGGCATCTAGATACCTCTGTATGGCGTCTTTCTCACGAACTTTGTAGGGAAATGGTTCTTCCTCATACACCGCTGGTTCCGCCTTTCCTGTGTAGTAGTTGTAGCGTTCCAGTTTTACTCTGTTGTAAGACTCTTTTGCTTTTTCTTTCAGCAAAGTAATAGTGTTATATACTGTATAATACTTTGCGTGAAGTTGGGGAATTTTTAAAGACTCATCATGTAAATTATCAGGATCGATCTGGGAGTCTTTGTCCCACATCTCCTGAATTTGTTCAAGGTTCATAAGCGAGTTCTGCCGTCAGAATCAAATATATTGTAGATAGTATACTTGAAAGACGCTTCTGCTGTAAAGTACTGTACATCAGTAATTGTAGCATCAAAGTCTAACGACGTAAGAGAATATGGGAATAAGTCAACAAACTTGACAATGGCAGCGGTTTTAAAGTTTGAGTTCAGAATACTCAATGAACCGTCACTGAACTGGTTCTTTGGATCTGCTGGTTGAGTAACATCGTTCTCATCCTTCAATAGATCCACAAACTGTTGAGTAGTTTCTGGAAAACCTAGACCAGTTATCCAGTTATGAATTGCCATGTAGTTTTCTAGGTTTTCGTCAACTAAGAATCTAATTGACAAGTCACCAAATGTTACTTTCTCCCCAGGAACGTCGATATCCTTCAAATAACTTGGCTGCATAGCAAGTCCCAAGTTAATTTCTGGTATTCTTACGGTATTACAAAAGAATGAAACCTTCGGTTCTTTTGCTAGGGTAAACTTAAACCCAGCAGGAGAAAGGAAGTTTCTATTTGTAATTTGTCCTGGAAAATTACAAGCTTCCGCCATTATCAGTCAGCGATGATTAAATTGAACCAAGTTTCACTCATACCTGTGATGATGCTGTCTGCTGATTCTGCGTTATCAGCATAACCTTCATTAATGAGGTGCTCAACAACCTTTTCATATTTCTCGTGAATTTTCTTTGCTTCTCTTGGTGTTGGTTTCATTGTACTACTAGTTTTATTTGTATTTAGATAAAAAAAGACCCCCCTTTCGGGAGGTCTGATGACTTAGTGAACCGAATGGATCACATGAGGTTGGTGACCTTGACTCTTCTGTAGTAACGGTTAGCGTTACGGTTGAGAGCGCCAAGACCAGCGTTGGTGCCTTCTGCGAATGGGTTAGCAACAATACCGTAGCGGGTCTTGAAGCCAATCTTGGGCTGGAAGGTGTCCTGACCAACGGCACGGACCATTTGGAGAGGAACGTATGGGCAGTAGAACAGACCTGCGTCATAAGGTGAAGAACCCTTATAACCAGCAACGTAGTACTGGGAAGCAGCGCTGTTTGCAGAATAAGGATCGATGTAGACACGATACTTACCTTGGAGAACACCAGCGAAGGTGTTACCGGTGTCATCAACGTTCAGGTTAGCGTTGAGTGCAGGAGTGTAATCCAGAACGCCTGCCATGGTGAGGGCGGAAGCAACGTCTGCGGAGCAGAGGATCATGTTGCCCTTTCCTCTACGAGTTCTTTGGGCGATAGCGTTAGCGTCACGCTCGATCTGGAAGATCAGACCCTTGAACTTCTCAACTGACCAACGACCGTTGGAGTCAACGTCGAGGTCGAAAGTACCTTGGGTAGCAACGTTTGCCTGAGCACCAGACTCAGCAACGTTGTAGATGGTACGGATGACTTCGCGGTTGATTTCAGCGAGGATCTCAGTTGACAGAATGTTTGCCAACTCAGCCTCAGCATTAAGACCGTGGATAGCCTTGAGGTCTTGTGCGAGTTCTAATGAGTACTCAGCTTTCAGTGCTCTGGACTTCGCAGTAACGGTGACTTTCTCGATCGAGAATGCCATCTCGTTGAATGCACCTGCTCCGTCACCAAGGTTCTCAGCGTCGTCGGTACGCATACCTTGACCGACGTTGTAGAGGTCAACACCCGAAGTACCAGCAGAAGTTGCAGGATAGGTTGGGTCAAGAAGACCAGGGTTGCTGCCGTCTTGTGCAGTAGTACCAAGACCGACGTTACCGTTGGTGAAACCGTTGGTTCTGTCGAATCCAGCAGACTGACCAGAGAATGCAGAATCTGCTTCGTTGAACAGTGCTTCGGAAGCACTATCCATGGTGTTATACTTGGAGCGCATCGCGAAGATGAGTCCAGTAGGACCGTTCATTGGTTGAACGCCAGCGAGGTCATAAGCGACCAGGTTAGGCATTGAACGTCTGATCAGGGAGATCAGAACAGGGTCGAAACCAGCAACAGGTGAAGAAGCACCAGCAGAGAAACCAGCGGTTCCAGTGCTTGAGAAGGTGTTGACGGTTGGGGCTTCTGAAAGGAACGAACGCTCTTCGTTCAGTTCTCTCTCTTGGTTCTCGAGCAGGATTGCGGTAACCGATCTACGATGCGAATCTTTGATAGGATCAAGACCCTCATAGTCGAGGATAGGTGCCCACTTCTCCTGCAGTTGTTCAGCATTGAACATTTGCATTTGAAATTACCTCTTTAAAAAAGTTAGTTTGAACTGTATGATTTAAAAATCACTTTTTGGCAGATCTGGAAAGTGTTTCCAGATAAGCAGCCATCATTGGAGAAACGGACTCATTGAGTGTTTGCTTCTCTTCTGTGGTTACTTCTTCGGAAAGATTTTCAGACTTGCTCTTTTGAGTGCTGGTGGTTGGGAAGTATGACTCCCTCAATGTTGCCAGCTTCTCACGATAGTCTGTCTCACTTTCAAACTCAACATTTTCTGCAAGAGAAGCGAGTTTGTCTTTCTGAGAAAGTGCGAGACCCTCAGCGACATCTGCAAAAATTACATCAGCAACCGACTCGGCTAATCTTCTGTTTAGAGCAACGTTTCTTTCGATTTGCTCGTTGAGTTTTGACTCCATTTCATCTAGTTTATCTACCATGCTCTCGATAACATCATATCTCTCTTCAGGGATGGTTACATAATGATCTTCAAAAAGACCCTTCATTCCAGCAAGGAATGATTCGGTCATTTCAGTCTTGAGACCGTGCTCAACTTGAAGAGCGTTCTCTTGGATCCACTCATCAGCAACATACTCGAGGTATGCGTCGAGTCTTTCTTCAAGACCTTCTTTAATGGTTACGATTTCTTCTACGAGTGCTTGCTCGTATGCAGTTTGAAGGTTCTCTTTGATTTCAGAAACCTTCGACTTGATAGCAGCTTCGAAAATGGTACGTGCTTTCTCTTGGAATTCCTCTGAAAGCTCCTCACCTTCTAGAAGTGCATTGACATCTTCTTCAATGTCAATTTCTTCTTCGACGACTTCTTCAGAAGTCTCTTCTGCTTCGGCAACAACCTCTTCAGAAGTCTCTTCCTCTTCGGAAACAACTTCCTCTTCGGTTACTTCTTCTTCTGCAACGATCTCTTGCGTTTCGTCTGCCTCAACTTCCTCAGCTGCAACAGCCTTGGCGTTAACGACATCCTTTACTTGCTTGAGAGTTGCGGCAGGATCTGAGAGTTTTGCCGAATCGTCATCGGGACGATAATTTTCGGGAGTAGGACCGCCGAGATCTTCAACTGGAATGCCAGCCGAAGGCATTGACTCAGCAGGTGCAGCCCCTTTGGTTACTACGTTTTCCATTTCTTGTAAATTGCTACCAACGGACATTTGTTTGATTTGATTATTTGTTATAATCTATATTTATTTATAAACTAAAGATTTGAGAGGAAATCGTTGAATAGATTCAACTTATGCTCTTCAAGTGCTCTTTGATCAACAAGAGTATTAATTCTCTTCTTGGTATTTTCTGCGAGTTGTTCGCGAAGAATTCCTCCTTCCCAAACCCACTCTTTTCCTTCCATGATCCCCGATACAAATGCATCAGGTGCAGAAGGATCGGCAACGATATCAGCAGCAGTTGCTAACATGAAATCTTCACCGACAATTTTGTGACCTTCATTGGTCATTTTGAGTGAACCAACACCACGAGAAGAAACTCCAAGAGTAACTCCTTCATTGATGAGTGAAGAAGCAATCTTACCCATTGGGGTGGAAAGAAGTTGTGCTTTTCCTACAAAGTTATTTCCTTCTCTTTGAAGTTCGCAAATCTTGTGAGATACTCTATCAAGATTTACAGTAGGACCATCAGGGTGACCAAGTTCACCAAGAGCACGTCCTTTTAGGACAAATGCTTCGTTATAACGATTGACTTCTTTCTCCATGATTGACATGGGATACATTCTACCGTTACGGTTGACTTGCTCCGCCTGTAAGAAATGCCTTTGATGTAGCACTTCTTGTCAGAACCAGCGCCTTCGGTGATGAATTCTACTTTTGAAATTTCTTCTGTGATGAGTTTCATTTGATTATGCGGTGAATCCTACTTTTGTTCCCAGTACATCTGTTCCAGATGCTACATGAACAGTGTGTGTTGGTTGTTTTTCCAACATTTCTGTTGTGTTTGCCAATAATGTAAAGGTTCCAACAGTTGGTCCAGCATTTGTTTCAGAAACGGTAATAACGTAATCTGTTGTGCTGGGATTGGCAAGACGAACCACTGTTGCTTCACTGAAGCTGGTTCCTGCACCAACCGAATCTGGAACAGTTACTTCTGTTCCTTTTACTAATATTCTTGGCATTATTCTTGGTCCTCTTGTGGCTCTTGTGCCTCTATTTGTTCATCAGCACCAAACAGACTTGATGCTACAAATGGTCTCACAGCATCAATTTTTTCAGCAGCTTTTGCATATAATGCACTTTTGATCTGATCACTGACTTCACTAGGAGTAGCGTCAGTGGCAATTAAGTCGATAATATTTTCCATAAAAAAATGTATGTTATATTCTATATTTATATCTCTGCCTTTTTGGTATCCTTCTGCATTTGTGCGTCAGTCGCTGCCGCCTGTGCTTCCATGTCTGGTTCCATAGGAACTTCACCCATTCCCATTCCATCAGCACCCATTGCCATTGGATCCATTTCACCACCTGCTTGTGGTAATGGTTCACCAGTAATTGGGTCTACTTGCGATGGGTCAGGAATAATACCTTTACTAATTTCATCTTCAATTTGCTCATCAATCTCAATGATTTCTGCATCAGTCTGACGAAGAATTTTCTTTCTTACATACTCAGTAGAATAATACTTACCGATATATGGTTCAATAGTTGCAAGTGTAGTGAGTCTGCTATTGACAAGTTCTGATTCCTTCAACTCAGCAAACTGATTATCATACAGGAAGTCATACTGGATATGATCTGACATGATCTCCCAGTCTTCGGGAGTGATGATATTTTTCAGAATGAGTTGAGTCTTCAACATATCATTGAACATCTGAGCAAAACGCTTTCTCAGACGACCAACAAACTTAGCAAACTTAAGTTCGTCTCTTAGAATCTCAGAAGAACGACCAAGGTTGAAACCTCCATCGGCAGCAATTCTTGACTCGGGAACTCCAAGTGCTCTATACAGTTTCTTTTGGAAATACTCAATGTCAGCAAGTTCACCTAGATTTTGACCACCAGGCAGAGTAGTGATTTCAGTTCCACGACCACCTTCTCTTCTGGGCAACCAGAAGTCTTCCATCATGGACATGAACTTACGGTCATCACGAATTTCACCAGTCTGTGCGTTATAAACAAGTTTATTTCTATAACGAGACATGACTTCTTTGAGGTATTGCTCTGCTTTTACCTTTGGAAGATTGCCGACATCGATGTAAAAGATTCTTCTTTCTGGTGCTCTGGACAAACGATAGATAACCAAGGAGTCTTCAATCATTCTCAGTTGATTGAGTGCCTTGATTGCCTTATGCATATAAGACAATACTGTTCCCTTGTTTCTATCTACTAAACCAGAAGTGCAATAGGTAACAGAATCCTTTGCAATTTTTACTGCATTCTTAGAACCACCAGAAATTGTTCCTGTTGGATAATTTGGTGTTGGTGTGTAGAGGAAATATTCTTCAAACTCTGGTGAGAATACCTTTTCAGTCTCACTTTTCTTGTTTACACTTATACCATTCATGTAATCTCTTCTGCCAGACTTTTTCTCTTGTCTGACATACTTCATTTTCATTGGGTCAATGTATCTAAGGTCTTTGATACCATCTTGGGGAGACTTTACATCAATGACTTTTAGATAATATACCCTTCCATCAACATACCAGTTTCTAAAAATTTCGTGGGACTTCTTATCGAAGTCCATGATTTCTTTAATATATTTAAACTCTTGTCTTATAATCTTTTTGAGTCTATCACTTGCATTTAAGTTGGATAACTCAATTTCTACGGGAGAGTCGTATAGGTCACTTACGATAGCTTCATTTACAACATCTTCAATAGCACCATCACACTCTGGGTGAAGTGCCATTTCACGATATCTTTTAATAAGATCGTGTTCTGTTCTATAAACACCTTCAATGTCTACATATGAACCATAAAAACCACTGGATATATAATTGTCAACCCCGTCCTCATTAGTTTGAGGAACGGGGGAAACAATACCTGGTGATTTAGGTTCGTTACTATCAATAGAAAAACCAAAAAGTTTTGCCATATTATAAAGTTTAACTCTCTGTTATGTACTATTTAGTTGATGTTTACACCGCCAGCATTTGGACTATTGCCCTTGACTGCTTCCCACCACTGAACTTGAAGTTCAACCTGGAACTCTTCAATTCCTTGACCATCGTATGAAAGTTCAATAGGAGTTACCTGAGTTGGGAAAACATCATAGAAACGATACTGTCTCAGAGTTTCTCCACTACGGTCGAGTTGATAAACATAAGCATCTGACTGATAGTCTGCTGGGTTTGTTAAACCAGTGTTATCAGATACCTTGTTCATTGTGTTCATCCAGTTTTCAAATGCTGAACGAATAGCAAAGTCGGTGTCGTTGATAACGGTAACAGTCCAAGTGTCAAATGTTCTGTCGCCAGCGATCTTAAGAATTCTTCCTCTAAAAGGAACTTCAATTTGTGCTACGTTGGATGCTGGTAACTGCGCTGCTTTTGCTAAGAATCTAATCTTATCAAGAACAACTGAACCTGGTTGAGCTGCGTCTGGGAAGTTGAGAACAACTTCGAATAGATTGGGGCGTGCGCCACCACCAGTTAGCTTACTCTTGAAGTCAGTAATCTTTCTTAGTGGGGGTGGATTTAGTTGATTTCTGGTTGCCATTGGTTTTTACCTCTAAGTTTGATTAATAATTAAACGTTACCGATTATTTCTTCAAAAGAAACACCAGTTCTGGTGGCAACGAAGGTCAGACCAATGAAGTTGATACTTCTAGCTGGTTTGATGAAAATGTCAGCAACAAATTCATTGTTATCAATAACAGCAGCAGTGTTATTGGTCTCATCACAAATAACAACATAATCGAAGATGCCTCTCTTAGACTGAACGTCGCGGAGGAATGGTTCAACGATGTTGACGAAGTTGGTTCTTGTGATCTCGTCGTTGAACTCAAACAGTTGATCCTTAGCAGCAGCGGCGATAGCATCTTCAAGGTAGATGAAGAGGCGACGGACGTTGATTCTGTCGAATGCAGAGGACTTAGCAAAACCAGTCTTGTCACCGAAGAGGACGATACCGTCACCAGGTGAGAGGATAACTGGGTTGATTCTATTTGAATAGAGTCTGTCTCTCTGTGTCTTGGATGGGTTGTATGCAAGTTTGACTGCGTTTAGAATGCTACCTCTCTGAGTTCCTGCTGGTGAGAACCATGGGAACTGATTGATATCATTTCTTGCGCAAGTTCCAGCAATATCGCCATTCAGTGGAACATATCTGAATACGTCACTGAACCTGTCATACATGTACTTGTATCCACTGTCAAGTACAGCATATGTTGATGAAGTAACAGGTGCGTAGAATGAAATTACGTTATCAGTAATATCTTCATCGGAGTTAACTGTTACTGTTCCAACAGAAGTGTCATTCAAGAATGCCTTTCTGTATGGTGAGATGAATGCTAGTGCATCCTTTCTAACCTCAGCAACTGCAATGACTTTATTTGCCAGTGCTTGTGCAGTTTCCTTCTCATAGTTCGCAGAACCCATGAGTAAGAAGTCTACGTTATAGTTCTCAGTATTTTCAAAGAGTGTGTATCCACTTACAATATCATCTAAACCTGGTGTTAGAGCACCAGTTGCTGTGATATCGTTTGTACCATCATAGTTCTTACCATCTGCTAGGGTGAGAACCGTGGAACCTGTGGCGGCGAATGTTACATTAGCAGCATTTTGATCCCAAGAAGTTCCAGATGCCTGACTGTAACCGTCAGCAGCCAAACCTGTCGTTACGATACCAACTGGTGCAGAACCACCAAAGATGTACTCAGAGTTTGACGCGAGATACTTTCTCCAATATGAAGGAGAACCAAGTGAGAACTCAGCATCTTTTGCTTTGGAAAGTCCGAGGTGCTTCTCTAAGATAGTACCAGCGTTACCTGTTACTGTTCCTGCGTCATCGATGACAACTACATGAACTTCATCAAATCTTCCTCCTCTGGTGGAGGTATAGTTGGAAGTTGATGGTCTATCTGCTAGTGTGTTCCAAGCGATAGTGCTGTTTGAAAGGGTAATTGACTGGTTTGAGAACCAATCGGCAGCAGTTGTTACCGCAGTTGTAGAAACTCCAACATTAGAGTTGTTGGTTGCCGTCAGGTCACCAGTTGTACCAAACAGATAGACACCACTTGGTTGATAATCAACGTTGGTAGCGGTTCCACCTGTTGGGATGTAACTCAGAACCTTAACACCGATGGTTCCAGTTCCGATTTCTGTGATAACACCTTTGAGTTCTCCACCCAAAACGGAAGTCGTACCAGTTCCTGGTAGAGTTGAGGTGATTGCCTGTGTTACACCATATCCAACTGCAAGACCAGTGGTGTTAATACCGAGAGTTTGGTCTACTTTTGCGTCTACTAATGCAACTTTGATGCCGTTTGCCCAAGAACCTGGGTTTTTAGCAACAACTGTGTACCCAGTGATGGTATTTTCATCATACCCTAACTGGTTATAGTGCTCATCGCTCTTAATCTTAATGTCGTTACTAGCACCAGCACAAGCATTTTTCAGACTTGTATCGTCTGCTCTAACTACGTTTAATGATGCACCATATGCCAGATAAGATGAAGCAACCATCCAGTGCTCATAGTGCTTATCTGTGGAATATGGTTGCCCAAAAATTCCTAACAAGTCGCTTTCGCTTTGTACAACAGTAGGCAGCGAAACTGGTCCTTGCGCAAAAGGTGCTACGATAGCACCGATAGAAGCTGAAGTAGGATCAACTCTCCCTACGGTCAGATCAACTTCTCTTACTACAATTCCAGGAGATGCTAAATTTAGCGGCATCTTTCTGTTCTCCTAATCCAGAATATTTCTGAAATTATTTATTAAAAAGACTACTTTCATTGGGGAAGCCATGCATGAACATGCTTCACCAGTCAGGATATTCCCACTTTGAACTTATATCTGTCTTTCTCTTTCTATTGCTAATAGTTCTTTCTTTTGTACACTCTTTACACTCATATGAGTATGCTGATGGAAATGCTCCTCTACCTTTTCGAGTAAGATAAAAACCATCTACCAAGTCCTTTTGCTTTCCACAGACTCTACACTTTCTTTCTGAAAATAATAAATGTTCTATTCCAATCTGGTCATCGAAATCCATCAATAGTATTCCCACATGTATGCACGGTCACCATACTCATCCGTGTGCCATCTGTCACCATTACTATCCGTGAAAGAAATTGCATCGTTAATACCATCATCCAGGAAACCAAACGGTGCCATGTCCTGTTCTATTTGATTCTTCTGTTCTTCATAAATTCTTTTGCGGACATCATTGTCCGTCATCTCTTTGAAATAGTCTTGTGCAACTAACCAAGAGAAGATAACAAGACACATTGCCAAGTCATCGTTACATCCCTCTTCCGCTTCGAATGAGTTGTGACGTTGTGCAAATGTTGTTAGTTCCGAAATAATGTCATAGTCGAGAGTCAATAACTTATCGTCTTCTAAAAGAGTTTTTAAGTTTGAGCATCCTAACTTTTTCACAGCAGCAGTCATCCTGACTCCCATTTGCGATTTCTTACCAGAGAAACCGTGCCCAACAACTTGCCCAGCACGACCTCTCATTGCTGCCATCAACATATTTTCATATTCTAAGTCATAATGTAAGATATTAGCAACTTGCTCACCAATATCATTAACTTCAACTAATACCCATGCGTTATTATAACCTTTCAATGTCTCCTGAATAATACTGGGAAACAACATTGGTTTTATTTCATTGTTTCTATATTTCGCTACAATCTTATATGGAAACTCTGTAATATCAAAAACTACAAAGGCAGAATAGTCATTACCCATTCCACGGGCAACGTCAACAGTCATAAGATAATTGTGCTCTGCTCTTGGTTTTTCGTAAATATCTAAACCAGCATTCCTTTGTATTGGATCTTCATATACCAAGTTTCTCAGTTTTGCTGGGTTGATAAGCGTATTAACTGAACCTAAGAATTCGCACTCAAACTCAACCTTAAACTGTGCTTCTGAGGTGTTAGCAATGGTCTGCTCTTTCCACTGCTCGTCTCTACCAGGGACTTCAGACCAATGAACGTCAGTAGGAACATATTCATTTTTACCTTTTTCCGCATCATGCCACATGCGGTAGAAGTGGTTCATACCCCTAGGGGTAGAAACGATAATTACCTTTGTGCTCTGTCCAGAAGAAATAGTAGGATAAACAGAGGCAAAG